ACATGTAGTTGTGTGTAGTGAGGTGAATACGTTACCAAAAGAGACACGTAAAGATGCTATGGTACTTGCTATTCATCACAGTAATTCACCAGATGTGAAAATGTCTTGTGTAGATATGCTTCGCGTAGAACAAACAGTATGGATGAGACAAGCAGGTAAGTTTAAGTTACAGGGTGAGATTATAGAATGTACTATATTTATGAAACGAGAGAAGGAACGTCTTAATCGTTTATTAAAAACAAAAACTACTTCTTCATAATAAGTTTACGCATACTCTTAGTTGGACAACTGTAGAGCTTCAATACTAATTCCCAATTTGTCATACCGGGTTTGTGAAAAGACTTTTTGAGTAGAGTTTTGGTTCGTTGCTGCATATTGTGTGGGTCTCGTTCCTGTCTACGTGCCACACTAATGGCATTCTGAATAGTCTTCGTATTGCGTTTATGTACGTTATTGGTAAGTAGATTATTCTGAACCCGCAGACCACTCTCCGTCTTAGTAGACTTCAAGTCTGAAATCTCTTTCTTGAGTGTGGATACACTCTCATTTACCTTACGTAGATTTTCCTTGGTCGAAAACCAGCTAGTTCTCAAAAAATCACATTCCTTCTTGTTTTCTGAGAGCTCTTTTTCGATTGCGACCAATTTAATTTTTCGTTCCCTTGATTTTTTAGTCACCTTTTGAATCTGTAGAACAAGGTTGGTCACCCCGGACCGGACCTTACTGACAGATTTAGAAGCTGAGACTTTCTTTACCATGTTGGAAAATATGCAATACACACGGGATGTTATGACTTAGGTTGTAATTTAGTTACCAAATGCAACACCTGCAAGACCATCCTTGACGCGGAGTACGTTGAAGTTAACGGCATACATACGCTGGGTCGCATTACCACCGGAAACATTGCGAAGTGCAACCTTGGCGGTGTCTATGCGGCTGAAGTTAAGGGAACCACTGGGTTGGGACTTACCGAGGTTGAGGCAGAAAGGCCACGTGTAAACGGGGGCTGTCTCAAGAAGATTGTCGGGGAGGTTCTGGCAATGCATCTTAGGGACAACACTGTGATGATAATGGCTGGACATATCCTCGGAGAGGGGTGTACCATTAATGTAAAGAGTGGCATCATCGAAAGTGTATGCCGCATCCCAAGCGGAACCAACGTTGGCAGACACAAGGTGAAGAGCACTCGTGGGATGATTGAAATAAGTGAGATCAATGTCCGATGCAGTAGAATCAACCATCTGATACTGGGTTTGGGTGATTAGGATCTCATGCTCCTTATCAGTAAAGAATTTACGCTCTTCGGTGTCGAGATAGGCATACATAGCGTAGGCCTTGGGACTAGAAGAAAAGGTACCATCACGGCACTTGATACGAATCTCCACATCATGATATTGCATAGCCACCAAAGGAAGAGATTTTGTCCAATCCTGGCTGAAGAAGAAAGGAATCACAAAACTGTCGGCGGTGCCGGCATTGTTCTTCGCATTATCTTTCATTTCAGCTGTGGATACAGTAGAAGAAGCACGAGCCTGAGTTTCATTATAAAGAACATTGTGGACACCCTGAACATATAAAGAATCAAGGCGGCACACTTGTTGACCACCAATGTAAAGAAGGAACTCGGTGGGACTGGAATCACTGGAAAACAGACCAGTGTTGTTAGCACCTGTCGCAGAGATACCTGGAGCTTCGATCCACACATAGCTCAGAAGGTCACCCTTCGACTTGATGGGAATACTGACTTCGGCACCCGATGTGAAACTACCAATGTAGTCAATACGCTCAGGCTTAATAGAAAAATTTGTGTGACGCTTATAATTTTGGCGAAAAAAACTTACTTCAGGCTGACCAGTGATGTATACATCCTTGGCACCCTTGGACACGAGGTCAATCAAAGCAGCTGACATTTACTAATAAAGTATATTAAAATTTTAGCTCCAGTTATACATAAGGAAGATGGTGGTTTTTCAAGCACTCACATGGGAAGCACGAGACGAAGAGGATACTGGAGATGACGATGGTCCTGTAGGTGAACATTTAATAAGTATTTTTGGTAAGACCGAAGATGGAAAATCCGTCTGTGTAACCACGGCATTCGAACCTTACTTGTATATTAAGTTACCTGAGATCAACTACGCAAAGGAGATTTATGCGAAGATAAAAGATAGTTGCACTGGATACAATGTTGTAGAATCAAAGGACATTTGGGGATTTCAAAACAACCAAAAATTTTTATTTATGCGAGTCACGTTTTCAAACTTGGCACTACGAAGGAAGATTGATTATTTTTTGAAGAAACCAATGATTCTTTCTAATGGTCCATTTCCCCTGAGGGTCTATGAATCAAATTTGGATCCTATTCTTCGAATGATGCATAGAACGGAAATTCAATCAACTGGGTGGCTTGATACTGGTAGTGATTGTGTATATTCTGATTTGGCTCACGTTGATATTGATCTTTTCTGTAATGACTGGGAAACCCTGAAGCCTGTTAAAAGAGATGACGTGGCACCATTTGTAGTTGCATCTATTGATATCGAGTCTAACAGTTCTACAGGTAAATTTCCTGATGCCGATATTGATGGTGATGCTTGTTTTCAGATTGCGTTGTCTCTTTGTAAGATGGGATCCGATGAATCATATGATAAAACATGCTTTTGTTTTAAAAAGACCGATCCTCATCTCGAAGGTTGTAACATTTATAGTTACGACACTGAACTAGAAATGTTGGAAGCGTTCAGAACTTACATGATTAAGGAAGATATTGATGTTATGACTGGTTGGAATATATTCGGTTTCGATCTTGAGTATATATATAAACGTGCTATTAAGAACAAATGCTCGGATTCCTTCTTCAATCTAGGAAAATTGAAGAAATATGAAACCTACCAGGGACCAAAGCAAAAGACAACTGGTTCAGGAATGGTATACAAGCGTCTTTCTTCGAGTGCTCTGGGTGACAACATGCTTAAGCTTCTTCCTATGCCTGGTCGTTTTATTTTTGATCTCTTCCATGAAGTTAAAAAAGGATACAAACTTGATAGTTACAAACTAAACAACGTATCTAAACTATACCTCGGTGATCAAAAGATCGATATGCCTCCTCGTGAGATGTTTGCTCGATTTGTAGAAGGAGATCCAGTCAAGCTTCGAGAAGTTGCTGAATATTGTATCAAGGATACACTTCTTCCTCATAGACTTACTAAGAGGCTTTGTATACTTCTAAATTTATTGGAGATGGCTAAAGCCACATGGGTACCAATATCATTCTTGGTTGAACGTGGGCAACAGATTAAGGTATTCAGTCAGCTTACAAAGAAAGCTCGTGAGCTTGGATTTATGGTTCCCACTATTCGTTACGGTGCTTTGCCTCCTGAACCCTATGAAGGTGCTACTGTTTTGGAAGCACAAAGTGGTGCATATTACACACCTATCACTGCACTTGATTTTGAAGCACTGTATCCTAGTATCATGATGGCACATAATTTATGCTACTCTACTTATGTAATGGATGAAAGGAGGTATGGAAATATCGAAGGTATTACATACGAAAAGTTTGAACTAAACGGACGTACATACAAGTTTGCACAAGATGTACCTAGTCTTTTACCAGCAATTCTTTCAGAGCTTAAGGAGTTCCGTAAACAGGCCAAGAGGGACATGGCTGCAGCCACGGGATTTATGAAAGAAATCTACAATGGTAAACAGTTGGCGTATAAAATCTCAATGAACTCGATATATGGTTTTACTGGTGCGGGTAAAGGTATTTTGCCATGTGTACCAATCGCTTCCACAACCACATACAAGGGAAGAAGTATGATTGAAGAAACAAAGAATTACGTCGAGAAAAACTTCCCCGGTGCAAAGGTGCGTTATGGTGACACGGATTCTGTTATGGTAGAATTTGATGTAGGCGGAAGAACTGGTGTAGAAGCTATTGAGTATAGTTGGGAAATTGGTGAACGTGCAGCGGATGAGTGTAGTGCACTCTTCAAAAAGCCTAACAATCTAGAGCTTGAGAAGGTATACTGGCCTTATTTCCTGTACTCTAAGAAACGATACGCTGCTAAATTGTGGACTAAGGGTAGGGATGGTAATATGAACATGGACTATATTGATATTAAGGGTCTCCAAGTTGTTCGTAGAGATAATACGAAATTTGTGAGAGAAGTTTGTAAGGATTTGCTCGATGTTGTAATGGAGAGTAGTGATCCAGAACCAGCTAAACAGTTAGCTCTCGAGAGAGCGATTAATCTTCTTGAAGGTGATGTATCTAATGAAAAACTTGTACTGTCTCAGCAGCTCGGTGATTCATACAAAAACAATAACCTATCTCATGTAAAAGTGAGAGATAAGATGCGAGAAAGGAAACCAGGGTCTGAGCCACAGAGTGGAGATCGGGTTCCTTATATTCTTGTAAAGACGGATAACCCACGAGCAAAAGCTTATGAGAAGGCTGAAGATCCAGTGTTTATTGAAGAGAATAATATTCCAATAGACTATCATCATTATTTTACTAACAAGTTCTTGAATCCAATTTGTGATTTGTTAGAACCATTGGTAAAAGATCCTAAGAATGAAATATTCGGAGAGTTGATCGCTCAGCATAAACCTCCACCTAAAAAGAGAGAACCAGCGTTGAGTGGTATGAAAAAGGAGCAACTCATAGAAGAGTGTAAAAAACTAAACATTGACACAGATGGAAAGGTGGCAGATTTGCGTCAACGTATTAAGACCACGAGAGAAGATAAAGTATCAATTGATCATCTATTTAAAAACTACGACTGATAGGAGGGTAAGATGGACAAGTTACAGGGTCTCTTCGAAGAAGAAGTAAAAAAGAGACTGTTATTGGAAACTAAGAAGATTAGAGAAGAATTTAATGAAAAACTGAAAAAGGTAAAAGAGGAATACAAAGAGAACTTCTTATCTAATAAACAAGATGTTAAAGATGTCATCAAGAAAGTGAATGAGGAACATAGAGAAGAATTACAAAAACAAAGATCATCTCACAACGACGACGCACGTCGTATAAAAGATGAACACAAAGTTGTAATCAAACAAATGCGTGAAGAGTTTATCGGGGCACAGAATCAAAATCAAGAAACGATAAGGAAATTACATATTTCGTACAGTGACTATTTACGGGTGATAAGTATGAATTACCCTCATGTACCATATAAACTTCTTCTACGTGATGCTCCCAATGAAGAAGATAATACATGTAGGGGTTTGAAGAAAAATGGTACGAGATGCAATATGATTGGAAAATATAACGGATATTGTAAACACCATCTCAATCAGTTTAAAAAGAGGGACACTGTTGAAATGATTGATGACTCATCCTCGGTTCTGTCATTCGGTTCAGAAAATAAGGGGCTTATAGATTTCAATTCTATGTTATAGAAGGGATGAGTAAATCATATATTCTGCTATCTTCTGTAAATGAGTTCTATTCTGATGACAAGAATAAAACAATCTTAATGAGTATACTAGACAAAACCAGTGGTATTTCACTCAGAAATATCGAATGGTTTATTACTAACTACGCTAAGAAACATCAGACTTCTTACACTACTACCAATGGACGTCTCTTCACTGTCCATTGTGCTTACAAGTCTAGTTTAGATGGATATAGCAAAAAACTATTTGACCCTTTTGCACGTTCGGAGAAGTTTACTTACGCTATTCCGGGTACATCTCATGAAATCCAAACGACAATTGCTCAGTTGAATTTCATCAAATGGTGTATAAAAAATCGTATTATCGATTACATCTCCAAACACAAAGATACACTCTTTAGTAAACGAGTGACATAAAACCCTTATCGAATTTAAAAGTTTGATACCCGGTATAATATATGTAAAGGGTGTATACATCAGTGAGTCCTGGGTCCAATTTCAATTCTATCTTAGTCTTCTCAGATTGAATTTCACTGAAATCTAAACTACCCGAGGGATTTACATTAATAGGGTTCATCGAAAATGAATACGTATATATATTTCTCACAGGTCTTGATAATCTCTTTTGGTATGGAACCATGTATTTGTAGTACCCATCAGTCGTACTTGAAATATTTGGTAAATCAACACCTTGAATAAAAAATTTCGCTTTTTTCATGACAGGATTAAAAAAGCTGAATGCCTCGTCGAAATCAGGGTTCTTAGAGAAGTTAAACCTATTTTGAAGATAGTGATAATCGGAAAAATTTGCATCAGGAACTCGAAATACAGTTGTGTCGAGTGTAATACTATAAGACTGTGTAAACGTGTTTTCTGTATCTGACACAAAATCAGAAATAGGATCTGTGGGTAATAATATAGGATTTTCAACACCGTTTTTTACAATATCAAATCCCGGAATGTTTGTGTAACGTTTACCAGAGATTACTCTAGAAGAATCGGTAGTATAGTATTCAAATGTAAATTTCTCTATGAACGAGTTGGCCGGTACCTTCACTTTGATAATAGGGGAACTACTGGTTGTAGGGTTATTCCATTGTATGATGTTGTATTCAGTCGAAAACGGGTGACCTACTGTCTCAGTTGTACCATTTCGGTATAACTCGGGTATATCTGAAAAATTAACACGTGAAAACGTCGTTACACCTCCCTGTGTTAAGGCTGTAAAGAAAGATAAATTTTTCAGTGTAAAAGAAGCGGTTGCTGTAGCTACTTGTCTCACGCGAATTTCGTACGTATCAAATTCATCTGGTAATGCACTGATAGAAGTATCTTCAAATAGAGTATTTCGTAAAAACCAATGAATAGATTTAACACGACTATTTGGAACAAGATTCGTCTGTACAGTATCCACACCTGGTAGAGTTTCGATAGTTGGATGTTTTTTAACCAAATCTGTAATCATCGTATATTCTTTATTTTTTAGATAAAGACGTTCAACTGGGTCAATAGTGAATTCTTCAGTTATAATTTTAAAGTTCTCAAGTTGAATTGTGTCAACGGAGTTTGTAAAAAAGTTTTGTGGGTGGAATTCAAATTCAAATTCTATTTTTTGTTTATGAACGGCGCATAGGGGGAAGAAAGGTCTATTTGGTTCATTCGACAGATATTCATCACTTGAATATTTACGTGAAAAGAAAAATGGTAAAGGAATGATAACTTCTGAATCTAATGACGCATAAGCACGTTGTGCAGATGAAGTATCGAAACCCAACATTCGATTAAGAATGAAACGGTTAGAAACCTTCTCTGATACTTCTAAATATAACTCATCGTGAATAACCATCCAGTCATCAAAAATCTTTTCAACTTCTATTTCATCTACACGCATAGTCACGGACTTGATAAGATGACGACCAACTTGATCCGAATAATTCTTATCCTGAGTTAGACCTGGGAGTTTTATCATGACATACATATTACTAAGGAGGTCACCCATATTCTGTGGATTGAAGGTTACTTTGATGCGTTCATTGAATGGCCATGTTGGGGAAGTTGGTGATTTGTTGACAACTGTAGTTCTATGAAATTTTGTAAAATGAGAATGTGTCTTAGGGTTGTAATTAAAAATAGATTGATCTAGATTTTCACTATGTATGTATGACTCTTGTTTGCCAATGGCATGCAGAGACACGGCGGCTCCACTTGAAGTGGGCATCTTAATACATGTCTATATATTTTTAATGTCGGTTATCCACATGTCAATGTGGTCCGTCTTTTTCAGTTTTTCTAGTTCCTGTCTGGCCTGTAAAGCTTCTTTGTGGAGAGCTTCCACTCGTTCTTCTGTGTAATCAATAGTCTTGATGTGCAAGAGATAATCGTACGATCCATCAAGTTGGCGGAAAGTTTCACTCAATTCCTTCTCAAGATCCTGCTTCTTCCGTTTGAATACTATGAGTTCACCATTTACAACTTCTTTGACAAACCGTGCACGTTCGCTGCATACATCGGATCGTAGTTGAGTTTCCCATATGAGGCGATCTTTCCTCTTTTTATAGTATTCCGTTCTAAGTCCAATGAAGTCTGATAGAATATCCTCTGCAGAATTATACTTACAAATACCCTTGGATGGATGAAAGAGATGCATGTTTGTAGTGCGAATGGTCTTTTGAAGTTTGAGATCCTTAACGGCATCTTTGCCATTATAATCTTGTATCAAGAAATCCACATTCTCAGTTGTACTGTTATTTGTGAAACCGCTTATGATTTTCTTTTCAACGAGGGTATCAAGGTGTTCTTTGTAATCTTGGGTCCAACGCCCCGGAGGGAGTTCGGTCACTTTAACCGTCCTTCCGACGCTAGTCCATACACCTTGTGTCATCCATGAATCGTCATCTTGTTCAAAAACTTTTCCCTTGAAACCTCTGAACCAAGGCTTCATCTTTTTGATAGGATTACCACCAAGGAAGTTGAGGATATTGTTCCGAATATCCTTTGGGTTAAACGGGGGTACATAACAAGAAAACCCAGTTCCAATACCCTCACTTCCATTCACCAAGATCATAGGTATAGTAGGCATATAGAACTCTGGTTCAATAGAGCGACCATCGTCGTCTAAATAAGTAAGAACTGCGTCATCTCGGGGATCAAATACACTCCTCGCTTCAGGCATCAGACGTGTAAATATATATCTCGTCTGGCTAGCATCCTTTCCCCCCATCAGTCGTGTTCCAAATTGTCCACATGGCTCTAGTAGATTCAAATTGTTTGAGCCTGTATAGTCATTGGCTAACTTTACAATTGTATCAGCGAGGGATACTTCACCGTGATGATAGGCAGACTTTTCAGCCACAAAGGCGGCAAGTTGAGCAACTTTCATTTCGTTGCGGAGATTCTTCTGGAAACATGCGTACATAACTTTACGCTGTGATGGTTTGAGTCCATCAGCCACATGAGCAATTGATCGCTTGAGATCAGCAAGGCTAAAGTTCACAAGGTCCTTATGAACAAAGTCGGTGATCCCCAACTGTTTAATGTTACCGTAAGGTACTTCAAGTTCATTGGCTTCTTTGGCGGTACTCTCCAGAAGCCATGTCTTACGGTCATCAGCCTTCTTCTTGTCAAATGCCAAGGTAATAGATTTATCAGACATTACATCTGTATTAAACTTGACGGTAAGGTCTTCAATCTTCTTGAAGTACTCCCTAGCCTCCGCAGAAGTTGAGGTACCCAAACCCTTGTAATACTTGATACGCCAACCAGATTGTCCATTTCCATACCACGCGCGAAACGCGGAGTCTGTATAGAAGGATTTGCTTTGATTACCCCTAGAAGCCTTAATAATAGGTGTGACCATCGATACAACAAACCCCAATTTGAGGAGACTGGGCCAGAAGTAGTCAATCATGTTGAGAATTAGACCCTTAATGTGCGAACCATCGTTATCAGCATCAGTCATAATCATGAGACGACCATACCGAAGCTCGGATACATCTTTGTATTCTTTTCCTTGTTGGAGACCCAATATTTTCTTTAGGTCGTTGAACTCTTGATTTCCAGTCAACTGGGCCACAGATGCATCTCGGACATTCTTACACTTTCCCCGAAGTGGGAATACACCGTAGTGGTCTCTACCAACAACGGAGAGGCCAGCGACAGCGAGTGTCTTTGCTGAGTCACCCTCTGTGACGATGAGTGTACACTTAGAAGATTGGGCTGTCCCAGCTTTGTTTGCGTCATCAAGCTTGGGAATACCAGTGATTTTTGACTTTCGAGCTCCACCATCAGTTTTTGAAAGTTCTTTTGCTTCACGGAATTTTGAGAGTGCAGTGAGTTCATCTGCGATTCCGGTTTTCAGTACATTTTTTACAAAGGTCTTGGGAAGTTCAAATTTGCTTCCGAATGACTGAACCTTTGATGTGCATTCAGATTTTACCTGACTTGAAAAAGTAGGATTCTCGAGAATTGATCGAACAAAGATTGTGAAGGTATTTTTAACTTGTTGTGGTTTGAGTTTAATTTTTTTTGCCATATCCTCAATGATGGCATTGGAAACAATATTTGCGACATGATCGATATGTGTACCACCCTTTGTTGTGCAGATACCATTTACAAAAGATACTTGTTGCATACCATCTTCAGATGGACCGATACAAACAGACCAACGATCACTGGTCATTGAACACACATTGTCAATTCCTTCGTGCATTTTTGCATAGGCTTCAAAGTTTTGTTTGGGGAGAGCCACTCCGTTGAACTTGATCTTGCAGTTGGGAGATGTACAGATGTTGGCATCCCATACACGTTTTTCCATAATTTTGTAAATACCATTTTCCATGTCTTTCATTCCAAACCTAGACCAGTCGGGTTTGAAAGAAATTGACACGGAGGCTGTAGCACCATTGAATTTTTTAATTTTTGGAACATAACAAGTGGACATATTATCAAACCATTCTTGGTGATATTCTTGTTTGGTACTCGGATCCTTGATAATTACAGAGAACCATTTACTGTAGATATTCGCTAATTTGGCTCCGTATCCATTCCTACCCCCCACAACTCGCTTTTGATTGTCGTCGTAGTTGGTACTCGTGAGAAGATGACCAAAAACAAGTTCAGGATTCCATACATCTTCCTTTTCATTTTTACGAATAGTAAGACCTCCCAAAGGTCCATTGTTGTCCACAGTGATCATTCCAGCCGTGTCATCAATATTAACTGATATAGAAGAAACTTGCTTAGGGTGCATTGAGTTTCTATCTATAGCATTAACGAGTATCTCATCAAAAATTTTCAAGAGAGCCGGTGAATATTTAGTTGTAGTCCGTTTGAATTTTTCACCATTCAGAACCCAATATGGTTCTCGAACAGCATCTACAGGACCAACATAAGAGTCGGGTCTCTTGAGAACATGCTCAATGTGGGTCAGTTTTTGAACCGACTCCATTCTTTATTTTTTACTACTCTATTCTCTAACTTAGGCTATTAAACTTCTCCACGTTCGATCAGCTTCTTACGATTTGTCATGTGAAGATCCTGAACCAAGGCCTTGTTCTCTGCACCGTATGGTACAGCATAACCTTCGTCACAAAGCCATTTATTAACATTAGTCCACACACCATCTTCGTGAACCCATACTTCAGCTAGCACTCGTCCAAACTTACCACGGGAATCCGCCTCTGGACAACGAAGTTGAATTTCGATGTCATCCTTTTCGGAAGCGACGGCCTTGAGACACCACTCCTTGAGCTTCTTTTTGGAGATAAGACCGAACTTCTTCTCTTCGAGGTCACGGGTTCTGGACTCTGGGGTGTCAATCCCTAGAAGACGGACACGTTGCTTCGTGCACACATCAAAACCCAAATCGATATTCACGTCGATTGTGTCACCGTCTACAACCCTCTCAAGAGATGAGACACGATAATTGAAATTACAAGCTTCAACGTTATAAGAAGACATTATATTAAACACTA